TATGAAAAGAAAGCAATTAGACAAGGCGCTTCTCGTGGGTGCAAAAAGTGTGGGCATCAATTAAGTAGATATAACGACACATCTATGTGCGCCTCTTGCCAAAAAAAGATAGATATTACTAAAAGATCTAGCATATTGGGCAGGCTAAATGAAATTAGCTGACCTTGTAAAAACTAAAGCCAACAGAGTACTGGGGATAGACGCCTCTACAAACTCCATTGCATTTTGTTTAATGCAAAACAATGTGCCCTTAAAATGGGGGAAAGTGGATCTTGTTGGAGCAGACATTTACGAAAAAATATATGACGCTAAGGTTAAGATGCATGCCATGTTAGAAGAATTAAAGAGCGATTATATTGCAGTAGAGGGAGCGATACTTGTTCGATCTCCAGATGCTGTAATAAAACTATCTTATGTTTATGGGGTAGTCATTGCTGAACTTATGTCAACTGGGTCTAGCGTAATTACAATAGCTCCAAGTTCTTGGCAGGCATACATAGGAAACAAGAATCCAACAAAGGATGAAAAGGCGGGGATAAGAGCAAAGAATCCAGGATACGCAGACTCTTGGTATAAAACTCAACTACGTAATATGCGTAAACAAAGAACAGTAGATTATTTTAATAGCAGGTATGGTATTACGTTAGATGATTTTGACGTAGCAGATTCATTTGGAATTGCACACTATGCCAATAAGGTGTTAACAGAACGATGAGTTGCGAACACGTATATAAAGATTTAGGCCCAGGCCTGTGTCCTAAGTGTGGAGCAGATGCTCACGGGATCGATTGGAAAAAAGAAAACCAGTTGCGTGAACAATGGCTTAATGACAATCCAGATGCTGGATATGGGGGGTGGATGTCAATATGAAACTATATCATAGCCAAACATGGATGTATAGAAGGTATGTGGTACAAAAGAAAACGGTAACTGAAATTGCCGAAGAGTGTAAGGTCTCTGCTATGACTATACAGAGAGCATTAGACAAGTTTGGGCTAATTAAAAAACGATGAAAACGCTAGAGCTTGGGTCTGGATCAGTCCCTTTACAAGGTGCCGTTCACCATGATAGAATAAAGCATTCCGAATGGATAGATGTGGCTTGGGACCTAGAAGTTATTCCTTGGCCATGTAAAAATGAGGAATGGGATGAAGTTTATGCAATTGATGTGTTTGAGCATTTAAATACTGAAATTGTAGACTGGTTATCTGAGTGTCATAGGATACTTAAAATTGGTGGAAAGCTTACTTTAAGACTTCCAGCATGGGACAATGAATTATCTTATCGTGATCCAACACATAAGAAAGTTTTTCACCATGAAACATTTGACTACTTTGATCCGCAAAAAGAATTATATGAATTGTTTGGAAGATACTACTGGGATAACGTTCCGTTATTTCAGGTAACATTTGTAGGTAGAGAAAACAATGACCTACGATTTGAATTAATTAGGAGATAATAATGGCGGGCTATCCAGAAAAAGAAAAAGGCTATCAAATGTGGGTTACAGACTTACAACTAATAGCAACAAATGCACCTTCTGGTCAAAAGATTATTACTGAGTGTCTTGAAATAGCTGGAATGCTAATTGAAAAGAATATATCATATGGGGACTCAGCCTTGTCTCCAATTAGAATATTTTCTCAGGCGGATAATCAAGAACAAATTAAGATCCGTATTGATGATAAGATAAATAGAATTAAGAATGGCTCAGGATTTGCAGGAGATAACGATATTGATGACATGATTGGCTATTTAATCCTTCTTAAAATTGCTAAGAAACTTGCTATTTCAGTCGACTAAGAGTATACTGTAATATATGTCTGATATAGAATTAACTCACCATTTTGACCGCATGAATACTGTGGTTTCAGAATTGCTTAAAGGTAACAACCCTACCCAAATTGCCGCCCTTACAGGCTTTAAGAGAGCCGAAGTAGTTGAGTTGGTAGATGAGTGGAAGAGTGTTGCTCACAACGACACAGCGGCCCGTGAAAGGGCTAAAGAGGCTATCTCTGGAGCAGACCGTCACTACGCAATGCTTATTAAAGAAGCGTGGAAGACAGTAGAAGATGCTGACACTCAGGGACAATTAAATGTTAAAGCCACCGCTCTAAAGCTTATTGCAGATATTGAAGGAAAAAGAATTGGAATGTTACAAGAGGTCGGACTCCTTGACAATGCAGAACTAGCAACACAGATTGCAGACACTGAAAGAAAGCAAGACATCCTAGTAAAGATATTAAAAGAAGTTACGGCTACCTGCCCTAAGTGTAAAATGGAGGTTGCAAAACGTCTTTCTCAAATAACTGGAATAGTTGAGCCCGTCATAATTGATGCGGAGGTTATAAGTGGATCTTGATTTTAACGATTTAATCGACATACTAGATGGCGAAGAGTTTGATGAACGCCCAGTAGACCTAAGAACATTTGTTACAAGCCCCGACTATTTAGGGCTACCAGAACTATCAGAACACCAATACACCTTAATTGAAAAAAGTTCTCAGGTGTATAAAGAGTCCACTCTTATTAAGTTATTTGGTGAAGAAGAAGGCTCAAGAATGTTTAAGCAAACCGCTAATGAAGTAGTTGCTCAATTAGGCAAAGGGTCTGGCAAAGATTATTGCTCTACAATATCAGTAGCCTATATAGTATATTTACTATTGTGCTTAAAGGATCCCGCAAATTATTATGGCAAGCCGCCAGGGGACTCAATTGACATTATTAATATTGCAATAAATGCACAGCAAGCAAGCAACGTTTTCTTTAAAGGATTTAGAACCAGAGTAGATAAGTGCCCTTGGTTTGTTGGCAGATATACCGAAAAAGCTTCAGAAATAAAGTTTAATAAAAACATTACCGTACACTCAGGACACTCAGAACGAGAGGCTTGGGAAGGATACAACGTAATAGTAGTTATTCTAGACGAGATATCTGGCTTTAGCGTAGAGAACACAACGGGCCATGAGCAAGCTAAAACAGGAAGTTTAATTTATGAAATGTACAGGGCTTCAGTTGACTCCCGTTTCCCAGACTATGGCAAAGTAATTCTTCTGTCATTCCCAAGATATAAGCATGATTACATACAGCAACGGTATGACGACGTAGTTGCAGAAAAAGAAACTGTAATTAGAACCCATCATTTTAAATTAGACGAACTACTTCCAGACGGAACAGAGGGTAATGAGTTTGATATAGATTGGGAAGAAGATCACATCCTGTCTTATAAGTACCCAAGAATGTATGCCTTACGTAGACCAACATGGGATATTAATCCAACAAGAAAGATTGAAGATTTTAAAGTAGCATTTTATAAGAACGCCCCAGATGCTTTAGGAAGATTTGCTTGCATGCCATCAGAAGCAGTTGATGCATTCTTTAAGTCAAGAGAAAAGATTGAAAGCGCATTTAGCAACATGGCTTTAGCTGTAGATAACTTTGGAAGATTTGAAGACTGGTTTGCCCCAGACCCAGATAAAGAATATTTTATACACGTAGACTTAGCACAGAAACACGATCATTGTGCAGTATCAATGGCACATGTTCAAAAATGGGTGAACGTAAAAGTAACCGACACCTATTCTCAACCCGCACCAATTGTTGAAGTTGACGTAGTAAGATTCTGGACCCCGACAAAAGACAAGTCCGTAGACTTTACAGAAGTAAAAGATTATATATTATCATTAAGAACTAAAGGATTTAAAATACGTGTGTGCACTTTTGACAGATGGAACTCTCACGATATGATGCAGCAGTTAAAACAATATGGAATTGACACCCAGACTTTGTCAGTTGCCAAGAAGCATTATGATGATATGGCCATGGTAGTTGCAGAAGATAGACTGACTGGTCCAAGAATTCAATTGCTGGTTGATGAACTTTTGCAATTAAAGATTATGCGAGACAGAGTAGACCACCCAAGAAAAGGATCTAAAGACTTGGCGGACGCAGTATGTGGATCTGTATACAATGCTATTAAGATGAGCAGGCCTTCTAATAACGAAGAGATAGACATTCACACTTACAGTTCTTTAAAGTGGGATAGAGAAGAAGAAGACACAATTGTTACAAACATGATAAGAGCACCAAGAATGCCTCAAAGCTTATCAAATGCACTAGAAGGAATGGAAATCATATGAGCATATATCAAGATCAGGCTAAGGAGTGCAAGTGTTGTGGAAAACACGTTCCTCTGCCGACCACATTGAAAGAGTATCAAGGAGTAGTACTTTGTCCAACAAGTTTTGCTAATGTTGTAGAGTATAAAAGAATTTGGAAGTCTATTGGCAGTAGACCTACTGGAAGTATAAGAAAACACTTTTCTGATTATGTTCAGCAAGTAGTAGAATCTACCATCGACAAAAATGAGGACGGAACCCTATGACAGAAGAAGAAGATCAACAAGATGCAGATAAGCTATCATATTATCTAGAAATAGGTGCCGTTAGTTTAGAAGGTATGGATGAAAACGGAGAAATGATTTATTCAATTAGCGAAGATGCGGAAACTATAGCCCCAGAATTATGGCGATCCCATACAGAGTATGTAGATAGGTCTTTACTAGAATTGTATGAGCAGGGACTTGTTGAAGTAGAATATGATGAGAACCTTGAGGCCACCCTTCATATTAGTCCAGAAGGACAAAAATTTGCTAGAGAAAAAGGATTAATTGAAATGGATAGGCCCAAAGATATTCCTAATAATTAATATAGTATAATAGAGATCTGCACCCCGTCACTGGGGAGTCGCAGACTATTCGGGTCGCTACCCGAAGGATGGACCTGAGTATGTCCGCAAACTGCTCATTTAAATTTAAGGGGAAACATGTTTGAGTACAGAATTAAACAAGTAACAAAAATTGTAGATGGAGACACAATAGATGTCGACATAGATCTAGGGTTTAGCATTTCATATGCTCAAAGACTTAGGCTGGCAGGAATTGATACACCAGAGTCTAGAACCCTCGATAAGCTAGAAAAGTCTTTAGGCGTTGAATCAAAAGATTATCTTAAGTCTAAGTTTAAAGACGCAAAGGTTATAGTTGTAAAAACAGAAAAGCCAGACAGCACAGAAAAGTATGGTCGTATACTTGGCTGGATTTACATTGACGGCAACACAAAGTCTATTAATGAACAGATGATTGAAGATGGATACGCTTGGGGATACATGGGCGAAACTAAGGTTAAAGATTTTGTAGCCTTAGCAGAGAAGAGAAAAAAGAGCGGTAAGTAATGCCAGTATATGAATACAAATGTGAGTGCTCACCAGAAAACATTGTGTCTAAAGAAAGATCAATTTCTTCAATAGAGCCAAACTATTTATGCTCAAGTTGTGGTCAAAGATTACAAAGAAACTACACGCCATTTGGCGTACAATTTAAAGGAAATGGCTTCTACAAAACCGATAATCCTAAATAGCTAAGTGGTATAATTACTAAGTAAGCAAAGATATTGCATTACTTAGGAGATACCTAGTTGACTAGAAAGTTAAAGTAATTTTTAACCAGCCTTTTTATTGTGGGCTGGATTTTTCTTTTTGGACCAAGTGTCGCTTATGCCGAGGATGTCCCTCCGCCAGCCGAACAAGTTGTAGTTAGTCCAGCATTTACGGCAGTAGACAAAAAAGCCAATAGAATATAGGTTAACCAAAAAGTAATAAAATGGTATAATATATATATGGCATACGCCTGTAATTTGATAGGAGAAATAAAATGGCAGAATCTATACACCCGAATGCAGCAAAAGTTGTAGCTGCGGCTAAGAAGTATGCTGATCAAAAGTATGCTGAAGGAAAGAACAACGACACAATTTTTGGTAAGTGGTATGGAATGAATAATCAGCCATGGTGTGCGATGTTTGTTTCAGGATGCTTTAATGATGCAGGTCTAGTTCATTTAGTTGCCGCTTCAACAAAGAAAGGCTTTGCATCATGCGATGCAGGAGCACAATGGTTTGCAAAGAACAAAAGAATTGTTCCAATTGGACAGGCTCAAGCAGGAGATATTGTTTTCTTTAATTTTGATAAGAAGCCAACAGACACAGAGCATGTCGGAATTGTTGTAAAGAATGACGGAAAAAATTTGCATTGTTACGAAGGAAATACTAGCGGAGATTCAAAGGGATCTCAAGCAAATGGCGATGGCGTATTCCTTAAAAAAAGAGCATATAGTTTAGTTATGTCAGTAGCTCGTCCAGATTGGGACGCAGCACCAAAAACTAAATCTAAATAATTATGAACACATACAAGGTTAAGCTTGAAGTAATGGCTGAAGTTGAAGCCTTTGATGAAAGCGATGCTTTGGATTATGCTAATGACATATTTGGTGTAGATGATGAAATTAAAAACGTTAAAGTAGTTAGCGTCAAGGAGAAATAATGGCAACTGAAGGATACAAACCAACGTCAGGGATGCAGTCAGCTGCACGTCGTGCCATTAAACTAAAAGAACAGGGTAAAGCCAAGGGCGCAGGAACTATGGTTGGCTGGACAAGGGCGGGTCAGTTAGCCCGTGGGGAAACTTTAAGCTTATCAACAGTTAAAAGAATGTACTCATTCTTTGCCCGTCATGAAGTAGATAAAAAAGGTAAAGATTTTAATAACGCAGAAAACCCATCTAATGGTAAGATTATGTGGTTGGCCTGGGGTGGGGACGCAGGGTTCTCATGGTCTAAAAAAATAGCAACAAGGGAGAAAAATATGAAAAAGAACTTAGAAATGCAAGAAGTAGTAGAAGAGATTAAAGACATGCTGGTAGATGCAGTAAGCCCTATTGACGCTGTAGTTGAAATCACAGATAACACAATTGAAAAAAAGTACGAAAACTGCGGATGCGAAACCTGCAAGGCAGAGGGAGTTGCATGCGAAGATTGCTCAAAATGCTCAGAAGAAATGAGCAAGTCTTATGAGTCTGATAATGAAGATGAAGACAAATGGAATAATATGGAAAAGGCATGCTGGTCAGGATATGAGCAGCAAGGTATGAAAGACAAGGGTGGCCGAAAGGTTCCTAATTGTGTCCCTATTAAAAAGTCTGCAGATGAGGCTCCAATTAACGAAGCAGAAAAAGAAGTAAAGAAGTCCATATGGGGTGGAGCTTTTCTTAAATAGTCATTGACAGAGCCGCAGGTTTTGCTGTATAATATATATCAGTGGGATGCTGCGGTTTATGTTTGAGGGACAATGTTAAATCTAACAGAACTAGGTGTCGAAGTCTTTATTAAGAAGGCTAAGAATGTAACCCCGTATTGGGACAATTACGATCTTATCATTTGGAAAAAAGATAGTGGCGGGTTTACCAGCATCAAAGGAATGTTCAAAGAGAACACCTGGGGAACCGCAGAACGAATTGCAGTTACCAACAACGGAATATGGAAGCTGCCCACTAAGCATGTCAGACATTTTAAATAATTTAGGCATAGATTCAGATGATTTAGATTGGTTCCACCTTGCAATATGCAGGGGTATGGATACTAATTTATTTTATGAAAAGTATGAATCTGATTCAAATATAGCAAAAAATATTGACGAGATGTGTTTAAGTTGTCCAGTGATTAGCATGTGCTATGAAGCTGGAGTAGAAGGAAATGAATCTGGCGTATGGGGTGGAGTATACTTGACATCTGGATCAATTGATAAGTCTAAGAATCTGCATAAAGAGCAGGACTTATGGAAGAAGTTAAAGAAGAAAAATGTTTATTGATAAAGGCCAAGATAAACTAAGAGAACATTTTAAATACGGGGTTAATGAATGGACTGGCGAACCCAATAAGCCAGTATTTTATACTCCTGAAATGAAGAAGGCAGTTCATCAAATAAAGAAGCCCTCAATGCTTTTGATGGACATAGTAATGTACCCACAGTTTTTAGCACTACGACTATATGAAGATAATTTTTTACAGTTTGATGGAACCAAGAAAGAAATGGTTATCGATTATGTAACAAAGGTCAAGCGACTGCTTGAATCATATGGAGTAAGATGCGAGCTGGAGGGCAAGCCTAGTGAAAGAGTACTATGATATCACCCATGTTGTTTTTATTCATGCAGAAGACCTTCATGGGACAGTTGAAAAGCTTGGTGCATACGCATCAGTTGTTAATTATAACAAAAACGGAATAGAGTACAGCGACCTTATGGAAAATGAAGAGTTTACAATTGTAGATGAGATAGTCTTTACCCACATTGAGGATTCAATTTAATGGAAAAAATATTGTGTTACAGTTGTAACAAATCTAAAAACAAATTAGAGGCAAAGAAGTCTTCCCTGCTCCCAATTAATCTTTTAATATGTGAGACATGTATCTCTGCTAAATTAGAGCCTAGATGGGTAATTATATTGTCTGGCAGAGCTAATGGTTCCGACCACGTTAAAGAATATATTGTAAAAAGACGTTATATTGGCAAAGAAATTGCAGCATCTGAGCTATTAGTTTAGACTAATTTCACGGTATAATTAGTTTATTATGGATTCTTCTGCTATTATTCTTGCCGCTTGTGCCGCTATATTAAGCGGTATGGGAACAGCCATAATTGCTGGAATAAGAGATAATGCCAAAGAAAAAAATAGGCGTGTTGAGCGTGATCAGGATCATCTTAAATTAGATTTAAAAGATCTTAAAATTGAATTATATAAAATTGAAAAAGAATTAACTGAGTGGAAAGACAAATATTATAATGCCCTTCAGGAGCTTATAGGAATAAAGGCTGAGCTTGAAGAATCATTAATGCAATTATCCCATTATGAGCACCACGCAGACGAGCTGGACACAGAATTTTAAATTTAGTATACTAGGTATATGACTGCCATAGTAGCGTTAATCCACGAAAACA